ATTGAACTTTCCGATCTCCGCCGACGGCGATCGAGCCTGCATGAACGCATCCAACTGGTTCACTGAGGGTGGAGCGTTTCCTGGTGTATTCGCCATAACAATAGGTTCCTTCTGTCCCGCTAACTATAGACCTGGCCGGCAATCACAAGATCGTCGTTCTCGACCGTTACATTTATTACAACCGCACCGCTCGTACCGCCCCCGTTGATTGCAACACCAGCAGTCACAGCAGTAATGTCCCCCGTGGGGACTTGATCGATTCGTTGAGTAATACGCGAAGGCATCTTCTCTCCTAGCCGAAGTAAGTGACATCGATAGTGCTACTCGACGACACCCGAATAAACTTCACATCCGTCAAATCGTCCTGGTACAAGTCCAACACGCTGTAAGGATTGATGTAATGGCCCACGCTGGCCGTCGGCGTTCCCCACCGAACCCTGATGGGTTCGGCTCCGTTAGTCACCATCGCCGCTACCGCCGTGGCAGGAACCGAAGCAAGCGACACGGCAGTTCCGGCTACCGCCAACTGTTCATCACCCACGGTAGATCCGTATTCTGCTGCTGATCTCCTAATACCCATGTTTCTCCTACGGAGACTCCAGAGCCGCTACACGCGCCTCCAAGTTGTCCAGTTTTTCTTGAATCTTGCGAAGTTCGTACTCAATAGATGTAGCGTTCGGCCCAACAAACCGGTGAGTCGGCTTATACTCAACCGTCGGCATCAGACCACCACTCCTGCTCTGCCTCCATCAACAGTGCACTCACCGATGTGGCGATCCCTGCGACAAGTTCCTCCATAGTGTCAACGCGGTTACACAGTTCCTCCATCGCAGCCAGCCGTGTTTCTAAATCCCGAATGTCTTCCGAAACATCTTCCACTCGCGCATAAGCGTGCATATCCATCGAATCTTCAATCGCTTCAACAGATTCCTCAAGACGGTCGATGCGGGCCACCGTGCGGGCAGACGACCATGTGATCGTTCCAGCGATCACCGCCACGGACAGGATGAGGCCGACCGCTATGGTCGGGATCTTTACCTGTCGGATGTCGGTGGGTGTGTTCATCGCTCAATCCACGAAACCGTGTCCTCGTCCCAGCAGTAGGTGACACCATCATCAGGCACAGCAACAGGCGCTTCCCACAGTTGGGTATCTGTGTCCAGCAGCCATGACGGCCACGGTTGAGGGGCACGGAACGCCCCGAGGGCAGCGTCGTAGGTGAAACCCGTGGCGGCATAGTTGTATCCGACAGGCGTGCCGCCGTCAGGTTCACCGTCCGATCCGTAGTGGACGTTGCCGTAGGTGTTGTAGGAGGTCTGGACCCAGATGCCACCGAGTCCGAGGTCGACGGCCATGTATTCCTGCCCACGGCCCTCCTCCTCGTCGGGGACGACGAGAACGCGCGTCACGATGCCGTCTAGGACTTCTGCAAAATGAGCCATCGTTACTCCTACGCTGGGTAGCGGACGATGACGATTCCGCTGCCGCCCGCTGCCCCGTACATGTTAGAACCCGAGAGTCCGACACCGCCACCGCCGCCACCGCCGCCCGTGTTTGCCGTACCCGCAGTACCAGCACCAGCAGGATCATTGCTGCCGTCGCCGCCTGCACCGCCGCCGCCAGCGCCGCCAGCATGGGGCGTACCTGTCGCCTCTAGGCCGCCGCCGCCGCCACCCGCATAGGTGACAGACGAGCCGCTGTAGTCGTTGGCTAGACCGTCGCCACCAGCAGACCCACCAGCAGCGGAGGCTGCCGCTTCGGATGCTCCACCGCCGCCAGCGCCATTGTCGGCGCCGCCATCGGGGTTGGCACCACCGTCGTAACCCTCCACGGGGTCATAGCCGCCAGCGTTACCACTACCTGGATCTGATCCCTTCTCCACATTCTTGGCACCGCCGCCGCCCGAACCGCCATCCCGACCGTCAAGGTTGCTGCCAGAGTCGCCCGTACCGCCACCGCCCCCGCCCGTAGACGCGATGGTGCTTTCCAAAGCGGCGGACGAGGCGACACCGTTGTTGCCCTGTACAACCGATCCTGTAGCGGCAGCACCGCCAGCACCGACCGTGATCGTGTAGGAGCCTGTTCCTGAGTTAACAGATCCGAAAGCAAGGCCGTCGCTCGCAGTTATCCGATACCCGCCTGCACCGCCACCGCCACCGCCACGGTTCGCACCTGCACCGCCGCCTGCGACGACGAGGACTTCAACCAGCCCTGAACCTGCCGACACGGTGAGGGTGCCAGACGAGGTGAAGATGTGACGCTTGTAGCCGCCTGAGGTGGATTCGGTTCCGCCAGAAGCGGACCCCGCAAACCACGATTCGTGCAGGCCACCGTTTAGCCAAGTAGAGACAGCCGTCGAAGGCCACCCCTTAGCGGTGTCATGCCGCCCCTTCCAGTTGGAAACAGCGGTGGACGGGTTGGTGCGGTCCTGGCGGAACATCTGCTAGGCAGTAATACGGTTTACGAAACCGTTGACGTTGATGACGTTCGCCGACGCAGCGTGCGCCTTCACAATCAGGCTGTTGTCCAGCAGGAACCCAGGAACGATCAACGTCATCCCCGAATCGGCTGCCAGTTCCAACTCGATGTAGTCGTCCTGATCGGTCGTGCCACCAAACTGGACGGTCAACACGACCGCTGAAGCGGAAGTGTTGCAGGCGTACACCCAAATCTCGTCCCTGTTGGAAGTACCCGAACCGACGGTATGGATCGTTACAGGCGATCCCGCCGTAGTCGAGGTGATGGAAATGTTCTTGCCGTTGGTGCTGCCCGACAGAAACTCTTTTGAATACGTTGCCATTGTGCCTTTCCTCTATGAGAAAACTTGGTTTGCGATGATGTTGTCGTCCACGGCCGTGGTCACCCACGCAATCCCTGGGGTTGCGCTTGAATCCGCTACCAGGAACGTCCCATTCGCCCCGACACCGACGCGAACCAGCGTATTATCGGCCGAACCAGCGAGGATATCTCCTTTGGCGTCGACCAGGGTGTTCTGAACAAGCCCAGGCGACGAGTTCACGAATGTTTCAATGTCCGTGAAGTTCTGGTTCATGTCGGCAGCAACAATCGTTGTTCCTGCTGAGAAGTCGTTTGTGACGGCAAGTGTCGCCATTTACCTGAGTCTCCTGGGAGTATAGGTGAAAGCCAATGCATTGACTTCCCAATGATTATCCGACGTTGGCCCACTCACCTTCAAACTGATGCTCTTGGCTGTTCCCAAAGTCGGCAGATTGATGACATCCGCAGTCAACGAACGAGCAATCGCATCCCACTTAGCCACATAATCGGAACTGTCGTCGCTGTCATCCCACTTGGCGGTGTCCCACCTGGATGTGGAAGTCTTGCCGGCAACAGCGACATCGAAAGATGTCGTCTGAGCCGACTTGTCGTAGTCCTTGTAGATGTCGACAGGGAGCGTAATCGTCGATTCGGCTGAAGTAACCATTCGAGGTCGACCCCACCGTTTCTTCACGATCGGGTTCCTTCCCGTCATCCAGGTCGTGAAGAAATGGGAAGAAATGTGGGTTTCCGTGGAACTGGCGTACCTGTCGCTGGTGCGGTTCTGTTCATCCTCGACATCGACGACAACGCCCGTATTCGCCACACAACCAGCGAATACGGTCGGTGACGAGTTGGGAGGCCGGTAGGCGTACAGTGGGCCGGCGTCAATGTCGGTCAGCACCCAGGCACCCGTTGGTCCCAAAGTCGGATCATAAATGAACGTCCGTCGAGTCGTCGTACCTTCCTCTGTCCAATCGACACTGACGTACGCTTTCTGGTTACCCCACGCTAGTTGCGGATTCGAGGTGAACGAGATGCGGCCATCAGTGATCGCCGGAGCGATCTTGTCGAACACCCACGAAAAGTTTTCCTTGTTGTAGGCGAAGACGCCCTGGTCGGCATACCAGAAAAACACCCCATAAGGGGTGGAAATGGGTTGTGACAGCGGCACAGATCCGACGCTGTCGGTCAACGTGACCACCTGGAATGAATCCGAATCGAATCCGAAAATGGCGTAGACGCTGTTCGACTTGAATATCAGGAGTCGATCACCCATCGGGCACAGGCCGGTGATGTAGTCGCCGTGTTCGCCCTTGTCGATGTCGACGTAGTCTGTCGCCGTCCACTTCTCAGGATCGTTGGCGTTCGACCACCGTACCCGGTACTTGTAACCGGTGGCTGATTCGTAGGTGTACGCGGCCCACGCGAAGTTGTTCCAGAACGCAACGTACTGGGCCTGGGGGAAGTTGCCGGCTGAACCATCCAGAGTCGTACCCAGGTCGGCGGCAGACGATCCATCCCACTTGAATGACACCTTGTCGTATGACACGCCGTAGGCAACATTGTTCATGGTCATCCCGTAAACCCTGGATCCGTCGGTGCGGGCCGTGATTCCGGTCAGATCCGTGAAGTTCGCCGTAGTCGAATAGGCGACCTTGGTCCCGTAGTTGACCATCAGGTGATTGGTGCCGCTATCCGTGTGGAGCGCCCAAATGCCCTTTACGTCGGCGCTCAGAGCCGTCGTGTTGCGACGGTCGACGCCGTCGCGCATTCTGATCCCCCCACGGGGATCTACGAGAACATTGAGAAGATCCGGTGATTCGTTGTCTTCCAGGTTGAACTGGTCGGTACGAAGGTTCAGTCCACCGGTGAACGATTCGAGGGTTTCTAACTTGAACTGACTACGCGTAGCCACCGGTTACTCCCACGAATAGCGCATACGGTTTGGGAGGATGACCTGGGAACGCCACCGTGAGGCGCTGCGACTGTTCAACAACACGGGCTGAGGCGCCGGCATGTCGTCGTAGCGTGCTTTCAGATTGTCGAGTTCCTGATTGAAAATCTGGAAATACTGGGTCGCCATCGTGGGATCTTCCTGCTGCTCGTAAGCACGGGCAATCCCATACGTCGCTACCACGATATGGAACGGATCGGGTAGATCGGACGGTTCCGTAGCATCGGATACGCCAGCCCCGAAAGTAGTCGGGTTCTTGTATCCGCGCACATTGATCGTTTCCGCGCTTGTGGGCGTAGGGTACAGGCGAACCGTGTCACCCCAAAATGACCACCACCAGGGCGACCCCTGGCCTGTCACATTCAACGGATAGACTACATCGCCTTCGTCGCGGCCCACATAGGTCGCAACGTGGTCATCGGTGCGGAGAGCGGCAAGTTCACGCAAACCACCCGTCACGGATGCGCCGATCACCGCCAGCGTATAGTCCTTCTGCGACGCTACCGTGTCGAACGTGGTCGACACCTCAAAGAACGGCCACCGCTTCTCCGAATAGACGATGACATCGTAGCCTTCGCCCAGGAAACGGTTGAGGGTATCGTCGGAAATATCGGTGGAATCGATGTCCACCACAGAGCGGACATACGACCGCATGGTCGAAATGTCCACGGCTACTCCCTATGAAAGACGCACAGGTCGCTGCCCGCAGGAGGATGCCCCTTACAGGGATCCCCGCTGCGGGTCAGCGCGCTGCACTTGGGTGCCGCCGGAACAAGGTTCGGGTCTGCGATCGGGGCGATCTGATGAACATTGCGGGATGGCCCCACGGTTTGAGGCCGCGGAGTGCTTTCCCGGTAATGGTCGCCAGAAGGTTGACCATACGGTCGAACCCCGACTTTGTATGCGTCTGCGAATCCTCGTCCCATCGGGTACTACTAGGCCGGCGTGATGCCGTACATATAGCCCTGGCGGGCGCGGTTGCTTGTGGTCAACTCGCCGTAGCAAAGCAACTGCGAGAACACCGCGTCCTGGTTGGTGGGACGCACGAACGGCGTTGGCTTGAACCAAACGTCGCTGTGAGCCACCAACTGGATGTATTTGGTGTTCAGCATGTAGAGTTTGCCTTCGCCGGCGAGAGTGCCGTCGAAAGTCATCGGTGCGCCCTTGAACAACAGGTTCTGGAAACCCTTGTCAGCCATGTCGGTGTCCGTGTAACGGATCTGACCGACCAGTAGAGCCTCGTAAGCCTCGTACTGGTTCTGTCCCGAAATGATGATCGTGGGCTGGTCGTTGCCGACCGAACAGTTGTTGTAGAGGGTCGCCATCGAGGCAACAGTAATAGCGGCCGAACCCTGGTTCGTTACCGCTGACCGCCACCAGGAGTTATCCGAATCGGTGGCGTCGATGCCACCGGGAGAACCCGTAGAACCAACCAGAGCCGAAAGCCCCAACCAGTCCTTGCTGCTGTTGCCGGTACCGTTGCCGAAGAACATGGTGTTCATGTTCTCGATAATGGTTTCCTGGGTCTGGAAGATCTTGCCTTCCAGAAGATCAATGATCTGGGCTTCGCCGTTGTTCTTGGCTTCCTCCATACCGTTGATCGTGACTGTGGCCGCGTACTGCTTCCACGAATACTCAGCCGCGCTAATGCCCGTCTGCGCCGTCGTGGAAATAGTGTCCGTACCTGAGTACGAACCAGCCGTTGAGTTGGTCCCGTAAATAAGCGGGACGACGATCTTCGCACCACCACTGATTCGACGAATCGTCTGACCGTTCGTCAAAGCGTAGAACAACGGCCGCGCACTGAAAATGTTATCAGTGAGTTTCGGGACGTAGTTCTTGAGCGTGGTGGAAAGAATCTCGTCAAAGTTGCTGTTACCAGCCGCCATGATTCTTTACCCCTTGGGTCTAGGTGCCGTGTTCTTTCTTGGCGTTGGCAAACGCTTCACGAATCGACATCGGTTTTTCCGCTGCCGTGCTGGTTACTACACCAGCCTGTCGAGAAGTTCCCGTTTCCACCTTGGTGTTCCGCTTGGTTTCGGTTATCTCCCGCTCCTCATGCAGTTTTCCCGCATAAGTCGCCAAAGATCCGAAGTTCATGTGAGCGTACGCCGCCTCCAGGTTCGGGATACGGTTCGCCAATGCGTGCCTGTAAAGAGCATCCGCATCAAAGTCGCCGTATTTCGATTGGAGAGTAGAAACTTCTGTTTCCAACGCCTGCTGTCTCGACGCCCTCGCCTGTTGAGCCATCGTCGCTTCCAAAGAAGCGATGCGTTCCTCTGTCGGATCCGGTTCATCCTCCCACTCATCCGTGGAAGAAGTCGACCGATTGTCCGCAATGCCGAACGCTGATGACAACGCAGTAAGCGCACCCTCGGGGTCCGCTTCCAGAGCCGAAACTATTGCTTCGGCCTGCTCCAAACGCTGACGTTCGGATGCCAACTCCTGCGTCTTACGGGTGTAATCCGCCTGTCGCTGGTATCCCTGTTGAAGTTCGCTTAGGCTGACCTCCGACTCTGCGCCATCCACCTTCACGGTGTATGTCGAGCCGGCAGGTTCCGTCGCTACCTCGTTGGAAGATTCTGGAGTGTCCATCTCGATGGGTTCCGTTCCTTCTATGTTTTGTGGGCACTAGCCCGTGGAGTCCGTAGTTGCTCCTAATACACAACAACGTCTGTCCCAGGTCAACCCAAAGAAGGCAACTCCAAGCCCATCTGGCCCTCCAGTTGAGCCATCAACTCGGGCGGCACACCGCCCGTAGGTGCGAAAACGGGGGGCACACCGGCGCCTGGGGGAGGTTCAGGCACGGGTGGCCCCCCTGGCGGCAGGGGGCCGCCGGCCAGAGCCGCTTCTTCCTCCATCGGAACTTCCCCAGGAGGCGGAGGCGGCTGCTGTTCCATAATGAACTTCTGCGGATCCTTGATGCCGAAACCTTCCTCCAGCACATGAATCGCAAGAGCCGCCGGATCTATGACCGTTCCCACCAGCGGCGCAATCGCATTCAACAAGGATACAGCCTGCTGCTTACGAATCGTGTCATTCATCGGCTGAGTCGAACCAGCCTCGACGGCGAAATCGTATTCACCCAAAATGTCGTCACGGCTATACGGAACCCACAGGGATTCGCCGCCCTTCATCGACACACGGGCCATCTGATCGCCAGTCATGAACTGCTGCATCAACTGGATCACCCGTCGGGCAATCTCCGAAATCGAAATCTCGATGATCGCCAACTTGTCGGCAGCCCGCGCATTCTGTGCATCAGCAATAATGCTGGCCTCAGTAGCCGTACGCGTAATCTCCGGCATCGCCCCCCTGGCATACTCTGATACGCCAGACACCGTATTGATGTCATTCTCGATGATGTTCGAATAGTTGTAGATCTCTGGAGAAATCGGTGTCTGCGGCATCGGGATCACAACATCCGACAAAGGCTTGTTCTCATCCAAAACCGGAACCAGACGGCCATCCTCATCAGATTCCAGAGCTTCACG